GTGGGAATACCAAGTATTTTCACAAGGTAAACTACAAGGTGGGGATGACCTTTGGATGACAAGATACTTCTTATTAAAGATTGCTGAGAAATATGGTTACCACATTGAACTTCACCCAAAACCAATCACACACGGTGAGTGGAATGGGTCAGGACTTCACACCAACTTTTCAACTGATATGATGAGATTTGATGGAAACGAAGAATATTTTATGGCATTATTCAATGCATTTGAATCAAGACATGAGGACCACATCAAAGCTTACGGATCAAACAATAATCTACGTTTGACTGGTGAATACGAAACTCAAGCAATTGATAAATTCAGTTGGGGTGTTTCAGATCGTGGAGCATCAATTAGAGTTCCACAGGACACCGCAAAAGAATGGAAAGGATATGTTGAAGACCGTAGACCAGGTTCAAATGCCGATCCATATAAAATCATTCGTGAGATTGTTAATTCACTTGATGTTACACAACAAATATATGAAACAAAACATATGATGACCTCATTTGTTGATATGGATGGTCTTACCGTAAAATACGGAACAATATCTAATGAAGAATTATTAAAAGAATATAGAGAGGAATAATGGATAAAGAATGTATATGTGGTGGTACCGGACCTTGTCAGTGTCCACCAATTAAAATAGAACAAGTAAACCACCCAAAACATTACGGAGGTGAAAATAATCCTTACGAGGCGATCAAAGTAATTGACGCTTGGGAATTAGGGTTTAGTTTAGGAAACACAGTAAAATATATAAGTCGTGCAGGAAAAAAAGGAAAAGACAAGGAACTCGAGGATCTCAGAAAAGCCCTCTGGTACCTCGAACACCACATCAAAACAATCGAAAAAGACAGGTCTTGATACAGAGATTACAGTATTAGATGCGATCACAACACCAAACGAATTAATCCGTGAAACTCTCATTAATTTTATGTGGGGGTTTCTTGGAAATTCAATTGTAGTGTTTGCCGCAAAAGAACTGGACTTTTTAGTTTTGATTAACTATATTGTTTATTACATTTTAATTTCGTATATTGTGAATAGGAAGAAATACGAAACTATGTTAGGTAAGTTTATAGTTCTTCCTGGATCTGCTGCGATCGGGGCATTTACGGGATATAAGTTGGCACAATTAATTACTAAAATAATTTAAGTATGGAAGAAGAATGGAACCCAAATGAAAATCAAGGTAGGTCAAAAGAACATGTTGAGCGAAACTATATGTCATTTAAAATACTTGCTTGGTTCGGATCAGTGTTAATAATAGTATTAGTAACTAGTTTAATCGTAAAATATATTGCAAAATGAAATACTATAAAATTACAGTAGGTGGTAAAGGGGCTGAGGTCTACCCATTCCAATTAAACACAGAACAATATGAAACTCTACGTGATGGTGGGGTTGAACAGGATGAGTTGGACCACGATCAGATATGTGAAATCTTAGGTGTTGATACATTCTTTGATTCACCAAACGAATCTATCATGGGACCATATCCTGAGGCATTCTTTGTGAGAGTTGAAGACGAGGAAGGTAATGTTGTTTATCAAAGTGAGGAATTTGATAATGATAAAAGTGATTACGAAGAACAATATTGTGGTGAGGTTGCATACCTAATCATTGAGGATTATTGTAAGGGTGAACACCTCGTTTATGATATCCCATTAGAGGAGGACTTTGAAATCGAGAAATTAAGATTCAAAGTTGATGACATTGGTTGTCGTGTGGAAATTGTGAGTGGGATCTTATATGACGAAAAAGAATACAATATATATAAATCATTTGGTGATACATCCAGTAAAGGATACTATTACCATTTAACAGCAGGAATTTAAATAATGATAGAAACAGGAAAAATTATTAACGGAGATTGTATTGAGGTGATGAAGACATTACCTGAGGGTAGTGTTGATTTAATCGTCACGTCACCACCATACGGAGTAGGGATCGATTACGATGTCCACGAAGATGATATGGAGTTTAGAGATTACGAAGGGTTTGCTAAAGATTGGTTGAGTGAAGCATATCGTGTAATGAAAGACGATGGTCGTATTGCTTTAAACATCCCATACGAAATTAACAGACAGAAAAAAGGTGGTCGTATCTTCTTTGTATCAGAGATGTGGCAGATCATGAAACAAATTGGATTTGGGTTCTTCGGTATTGTGGATTTAGAAGAACAATCACCACACAGAAGTAAGACCACAGCTTGGGGTTCTTGGATGAGCCCGAGTTCACCATATATTTATAATCCTAAGGAGTGTGTAATTTTGGCATACAAAAAACAACACATCAAAAAAATCAAAGGTCAACCACAATGGACTGGCGAATTAACTGAAATTGAAAATGAAGATGGTTCAAAAAGGAACAAAATGGTCTATGACGAGAATGATAAAAAAGAATTTATGGAACTTGTGTTTGGCCAGTGGAATTACTTTGCAGATACTAAATCACTCACCAAGGCAACTTTCTCGATGGACATACCAACCAAAGCGATCAAGATATTGTCCTACAAAAACGATGTAATATTAGATCCATTCGCAGGGTCAGGAACTAGTTTGGTTGCCGCTGAAATATTAGACAGACGTTGGTTAGGGATAGAACTTTCACCAAATTATGCTGAAGTTGCAAGAGGTAGAGTACAAGCATTCGTTGATGAGAAAACGAAAGTTAAAGTTGAAGATCAACAAGATCACCCTCTTTAATATCGTATTTTTTACAATCACCACCTGGTAATTCTAAGATCATATCACCATCACCCTCATAATTCTCACATTTATCTGAGAAACAAGGTTTACAGTTGTGATGAATGTTTGTGATCTGATTACCATCAATAAAAATGATATCCAAATGAACTACACAATTTTTCATCCAAAAGGAGTGTGGTTCATTTTTCATTAAAAATAACATACCATCAAAAGTTTTATCAAACTTTTTACCCATCATGCCATTTTGGGTGTCTTTAGATGTTATTGCAGTTTTAACATTGAAAAGGTTATCATTTATTTTTACTTTCATATTTATAAATATCTATGAGAAAGTTTAGAAAGAGCGCTGGTGTAATAATTAAACATGGTGATGAGGTTTTATTATGTAAAAGATCACCTGAAGAGTCATTACCAAACCATTGGTCTATACCTGCCGGTGGTATAGAAAGTGGTGAATCACCAGGTCAGGCTGCAATCAGAGAAGTCTTTGAAGAAACAAATATTAAATTATCAACCGATTTAGATTTGGTTGGAATGGTTGACACAAAGAATAACGAAGGATCAAAAGTGGGAATGATGTTTGTGTTTTTACAAGAAACCAAAGACAAAAAAGAACCAAATTTAGATAAGGCATCACACGGAAAAGAACACACCTCTTGTAAATACTTCAAGAGAGAGGACCTACCAAAACAAAAAAGAACCGAAGAACTAAGAAATATTATCAAAAAAATATTGAAATAGTTTTTTTCAATCCGAAAGTTTTCTTATCTTTGTTGAAATAAATCACAGATGATAAAGACAACCTTCAACCACACGATTAGAATTATGAATGAAAAGTTCGGGGCATTACTTACCGAATCTTTTGTTGACCCAATCCAATTCAAAATATTCTTGAAGATGGTTGACGGAGCGTTGAACTTGGGTGAAGACCTATCTTACTTTGATGGTAATACATTTTTGGTTCACATCCCAAACAAAATCTTAAAGGAATCTATTATCTTAACTAATGTTAGTGAGATCAACGTAGTAGAACAAGTTAGAAACAAAATTGAAACTTTAGTATGATGAAATTATTTGTAAGTATTTTAGCCCTCGTCGTTTTGAGTTCTTGTGTTAAACAAGAGCCTAAACCTCAACAACCAATCGCACCACAACCTATTATAACTGATCCACAACCGGTCGATAGTACCTTATCATTTGCTGGTCAAACTTGGGTAGTGACAAAGGTCTTAAACACGGACATGATGTACGAGAATCGATCAGACACTTTGGTGTTCATTGATGTCGACGACTACACCTTCAATGGAGTTCCGAGTAAGTACAATCTTGGTCTTACACCAACATCTTATAAGTTAACTATGTATGATACAGCTTGGGGTAATATTGGTGGAAGTTTGTTTAATTATAATATTGTTTCAGGAAAGGTTGACGGGTTGGATTTTTTTGATATATTTAATTCAAGTCGTAAAGTTAAACTTTGGATGATAAGATTATAGTTTCTTTGTTCTATCAAAACAAAGTGGTGGAGTAGATGACAATTCGATGTCGGACCAAATTAAGGTGAGAGAAATCTCACCTTTTTTTATTTTCCTTATATTTATTAAGAAAAATATAATATGAAAAACAAATTTGTATTAACTGAAGAAGAATCAAAAAGAATTCTTTCATTACATAATAATAAAATCCAAGAAGAAAGAGGAGTTGATAATCTTGATGAGGACGAAAATCAGGACGTTGGACAATCTACTGGTAGAATTATGGCTGGTTCAGGGTCTGGTGCCGGAACAGGTGCTCTTATTGGACTAGTTGCAGGAGGACCTGGAGGTGCTGCCGTGGGTGCTGTAATCGGTGCTGGTGTTGGAGCTTTAGCTGGTTGGATGACTACAGGAGGAGGATACTCCGAAAGAGTCTTGAAAATGGTTAAATATTGTAAAGCACATAGAAAAGATTTAGGTAAACCTGTTAACTCAATCGATAAATTGACTACTCTTGCAGATAATATAAGAGGTCACGTTGAAGGTTTTGCCAGAACTGAAGAAGTATTAATTGCAAGGGATTTAAGAGCATTGAAAACAATTCCTGATTTTTGTGCAATGCTTCGTATCTATAGTCAAAGATATAATGAAAATTGGTATAATGCTATAGATGGTGATATAGATCAGGACACAGAATGGAGAGATTTTGTTTATCTTCCAATATCCGAGTTAGCAAAAAATACTAAAAAAATTGAAGATGGTGGTAAAGTTAAAGGTAAATGTGCTAATATTATAAATTATTATTTAGGTAAAGGTTATAAGAAAATAAGGGTAGAAAGATATAGGGAATTAGCAAACGATAAAACAAGAAAAAGAGCTTACAAATTCTGTCCTGAAACAAAAGAAAATTTATTTTTCGCTAAATACATTGGCGGAGGCGGCGGAGGCGGCGGAGAAGACGGTGGCGGCGGTGGCGGCGGAACTACCTATCCTTTTGACTATAACACAATTCTTGCGGCTATAAATAAAAAATGTAAAGGCGGAGGTGGCGGAGGTGATGCAGGTACTCCTGAAGATAATGAGATTATCAACCCATTTGGTCAAGGTGGTGAAGAACAACAACAAGTAACCATTGTAAGTAATGATGTGTATACTGCACTATAATAAAAAAGAAAATTAATCAAGATGAAAAAGATACAAGTAACAGAAGAACAATATACAAAAATCAAAGATCATATGGTTGAAAGTGCTATTCTAGCCGAACAGTCAAGAAGTGAAGTTAGAGACATCCAAAGTAGATTAAATTCATGTTTTGGTGCTGGTTTAGCTGTTGATGGAATTTCCGGACCAAACACTAGAAGTGCAATTAAAAGGTATTTAGGTATTTCCATTTAATCAAAAAATATTGATAAGTATAAGGGAGATTTTTGATCTCCCTTTTTTTATGCCGTTTTTTTTCTTACCTTTGTGGTATGGAAAAAGTATTATATATCGTCAGAGGAATACCAGGAAG